ATGCTTCACGACTATCATCATATTGCTGTGGTGTTTCCAACTCCTGCAATAGAAGTATTAAAAGAACGTTTGGCTAATCGTGTTGACCAACCGATTCCTTGGGAAGTTGTACAGGGAATGATTGATAATTTTGAATACCCTACTAATGATGAGGGTTTCAAAGAAATATGGAGGGTATAATGCCTTGGATTGAAAATGTAGCGGCCGCTGATATCCCAATTGGGTTTCATCACGATGCTGGCCCAAATAGTATGCTGATCAGCATTGTTGATCCAGCCAGCTGGCGTCCTGAAGCCAAGCACGAATTCAAAGAGCGTCACAACTTTGAATTTTTGGACATTGAAGAAAAAGACTTTGCCCTAGAAGAAGCTATGCGTTGTAGTCATGAGCAGGCCGCAGAGCTTGTTCGCTTGCTACAACACGCACTGGAAAATCGTATGAATGTGGTTGTTCATTGCCATGCTGGCATTTGCAGATCGGGTGCGGTTTGTGAGGTCGGAGTTATGATGGGATTCGGCGACACTGGGCGTTTTCGTGCGCCTAACTTGCTAGTCAAGCATCGCATGATGAAGCAGTTGGGTTGGACTTATGATACGGATGAAAAGCCAGTTCCTCTAGCAGGAGACGAGTATATGCGTCAGGACGGAGACATTTGATTGGTTGACTAATCGTCAAAATGAGTGTATAATACACTCATGTACAAAGTAATAAGCAAATCAGGACTTCCGCTCAATAGTTATCCTACCCTGGACGATGCTATGGCATTTGCCAAAACTGTTGGTATTTTTGTAACTATTAAAGGAGCAGACTTTGAAGTCTGCGGTATCTTTGGTGTTGATACTGTAAGGAACGGAGTATGCCCAGATGGAGTAGCATACGATTGGAATAAAGCATCTCGCATCGGTCGAGTTAAAAAAGAAAGGAGGGCATAATGCCTAGTGTATTTTTAGTTAGCGACACGCACTTTGGTCACACAGGTGTATGCCGCTTCACCCGTAACGATGGTGTTACAAAACTTCGTCCATGGGACTCAGCAGAGGAAATGGACGAAGCTATGGTCAAGGCGTGGAACGAACGGGTAAAGCCCACTGACAAGGTCTACCACTTAGGTGATGTTGTCATCAATCGTAAAGCGTTAAGTATCATGAGTCGCTTAAACGGCGACAAAGTTTTAATTCGTGGTAATCACGATATCTTTAGGGACGACGAATATCGTATGTACTTTAGAGAGCTCAGAGCTTATCACGTTATGGATGGAATGATCCTTAGTCATATTCCGTTGCATACAGATAGTTTAGGACGTTTTGGGGTTAACATTCACGGACATACTCACGCAAACCGTGTGCGTAAGGCTCGTGGAGTTGATGCTAGAACTGGAGAAGTTCTGTACAGCGATGAGAACGATGTGCGCTATCATTGTGTATGCGTGGAACAAACTGACTTTGCTCCTATCTTGCTTGAAGATGTTATTAAGCGGATTGAAGCAGAAGGCGGACAAGTTGGTTTTAGAAACGGTAATTTTAGTAGTGCTAACTAGTAAAACTAGCATAAAATAGGGCCTTAGGGCCCTATTTTTTTGGCTATACGTTCTGGTCATTTTAATAAATACACTATAACAATCATTTAGTTGATTCACAGTATAACGGAGATAGCACATGTCGCTACAAATTAGACGCGGAACTGCAGGCCAAAGAACAGGGATTACACCTGACGTAGGTGAACCAATTTGGGTTTCAGACACTCAAAAACTATACATCGGAGATGGTACAACCGCAGGTGGTGTTAACATCCTTGCGGCGTCAGCAGGCCAGGGGCTAACTTGGAACAACAGTACACAAGCATTTGATTTTACTGGATCCGGACTAAGCCTTACTACTGACAACGTTAACGAAGGTACAGTACGACAGTATTTTACAGCACAGCGGGCACAAGATGCAGCCGCAGCCATGCTTACCGCAGTTGGGTCTCCAAACATAACAGGCACAATTACTGGGTTAGTCGGACCTGATAAAGTTACAGTTGGATCAACAACAAACTTAGCACCTCTAGCACCATTTATAGTTCTCGGTACTGGTGGGAGTGGATTAACTACTGGAACATACTATATCACTTCAATAGTTGATAGTACCCGTATTAAATTATCTACTAGTTTAGCTAATGCACAAGCTGGTGTTTTTATAACATCATTTACAACCGCAAGTCTATCGACTACTACATTCCAATCAGGCGGACCTGATTCTAACATTGCATTTGTATACAATCCAACAAACCATACATTGTCAGCAAATGTAACACTAGACGGTGTTGGTATTGCTACTGTTAGTGCAGATATAACACCGACATTAGGTGGCGACTTAGGATTAGCTGGAAAACAAATTACTGGTAATGGTAATATAAACATTACAGGGCAGATATATGCAACACCTATATCAACAACTGCATCAGCTACTGCATCAGATACTATTACTCTAGCATCTGTTACAAACATGCGAGTTAACATGCCGATTGTGTTTATGTTAACTAGCCAGACAGCTTCATCATTCGGCAATATCGTTCCTTATAGAACTTATTATATTAGATCAGTTTCTGCTCCGTATTCAATAACACTATCAACAACAATCGGCGGCTCATTATTTGCAGCCGGTACAGGTACAGGAACATTAAATGTTCTTGCGAACGGTGTAGATACTGGTATTGTTACATCAAGTGCGTTAAACGTGTCATCAATGTTAAACTTTGCTGATATTGTTCCAGGCAATACTGCTGTAACAGGTATTTCACAAATTTCAGGATTACTAGTATTTGGGCAAGCGAGTCAACCTGGGTCATTTGTATTCAACACTGATACTAGCGGCCTTACACAACCTTTCTGTTTACGTGGTGTAACAACAGGCTTCTCACAAGCACAACCTACACTTAAACTCGGTGCATCACGAGGCACATTACCGATACCAACTGTTGTACAAAACGGTGACTCAATCGGACTAATCAAATTTGATGCGTACACCGGAATTAATCAGATGGCTGGTTTAGCTAGCGGCGCCTTTATTAGTGCATACATTACTGATACCGGAACATTGTCTAATGCTGTTACTGTCGATACTACTATAGCGATGGGTAATATTAATTCTGTCGGCACAGGTAAGTACATGACACTTGACCCTAAAGGTGTACTATCAGTGCCTACTGTTAAGTATGGGCTAGAAGTTATTACCAGTGTAAATTACATTGCTGTTAGTGCAACAGGTGCTCAAAGTCTAAGCGCAACTATTACAGACAACGTACTTATAAATGCGGCATCTGGGTATACTGTAACAATTAATATGCCAGCAACCCCACAAGATGGACAAATTTGTCGATTCGCGATTGCCAGCAACAACTGTACCTTAGCATTAGGTACCGGTACTGTTATCGGATCGTTTGTAGGTGCTGTTACTGCACCTACAGCATTTAGATATATCTATAGATTAAGTAATACTAGCTGGTATAGAATTTAAAGTAGTCTATATCACGCTCGTGTATTTTAGCAATTAGTTTAATACTTCGATCGTTAAAATACTGTTTGTATTCATAGTGGTCATACCCACTAACATCAGGTAAAGGAATATCGCAATTTAGATATTCCTTTACTTTTTTGAAGTCTTCTTCTAGTGTTTCTGCCTTACAGACAAAATCAACGTTTTCATCGTTAACGTGAATGAAATCAATTTGATTAGTGAATCGCGTAAACCATCGAGGAAAATTAAATTCTACTTCTGGATTACAGTAGTCTTCGATCCATTCATTGATAGGTTTTAAATCTAACAGGGTTTGATTATTCCAATCTAACCAATACCCTTCGGTACTTACTTTACGATACAAACTATATACACGTTGCCACGGGTTACGGACCACACTCATAGTCTTAGCATACGGATACCAATCTTTAACTATACCTAAATGCGGATGATCAATCATCCATTCATCTGTATCATTAACATTAAAGTTAGGTTTAAGCCACTCTGCAATAATTTTTTTCATAGCCATGCCAGTACGTGGTATATGCACATATGCTAGCTCTGGGGTTGACACATAAAAAGTACCCATTATTTTTTAATAATCCTAATTACTTGCGC